TTTCTGAATTGAAATTCTCAAACGCAATCCAACACAATAACCTTTTTTGAAATCGCCATAAAACATAGGGAAAGTTCCGGCGGATATATCAGGACAATCAGGACAAATAATATACCCTTTTCCATTTAGTGTATTAGGAGTCGCACCGAATCCAGGCTGCCATAAATAGTTATTTGAACTTTTCATTACACGAATAACCGAAAGTGTGGTTTGGTTAAAAAGAGCTTTTGCGTTTTTATCATATTTAGGCAAAAGGTTTGCAGTCATGAACTGAACAACGCCATCAGCGGTCAAATAATTAGCATCGCCGGAAGCTGCTGAAGAAGCGGCAATGGCCGCATTAACATTGATGCCTTCAAGTTGGTTTGGCCCATTACCAGAAATAAACTCTGTTCCCAACTTAGCGTCAAATGCTTCCACTATTTCTTCATTAATTTCACCCTGCAAATTAAACATACTGTCCTCAAGGTCAGCATGTGAGACTTTAATAAGTGCGTCAAGTTCAGGAAGTGTAATTTCCTCTCCGCCAAAAGCCAAACCAGTATTTTCCGCAACGGTTCCGACTTCACTACCTCTAGTAGCCGTGATAGTTCCGGTTTTTTTCGGAAACACAATTCTTGATTTTCCAGTAGTTTTCACTTTCGCAATCTGCATAACAGGTGTCATTTCTCTAACCGCTTTTAATACCTCATTTACAATCTGGGGAGGCGCAAAATACCCGCCAGTAGTACCATCTGCGATAGTAAGAGTTTTCTGTTCAAGCAATTCAGGAGTGTCTGGAGCGTTAGGAGCCTGTCCAAGAACATCCCAGAAAGCGTCCGCTTTGTCCTCCCATGATTTATCACTACCATTACCGCTTTTATATTCGTTCCAAAGTCCCTTGAACTCAAATTCATCATGCGTCAAAGCTTTGCTTTCGTATGCTCCGCCCCTGGCAATGCTCAACTGCATTTCATCAATTTTCTTTTCCATGTCTGCATAGTTTTCAGCTTTTGCTTCTTGCGCTTTGGTATACTCCTGAAGCTTTTTCTCGATCTCTTCAAAGTCTGTTTCATACCTGGAAAGCTTCGCTTCAAATTCAGCGGTTCCGCTCCCATCTTCAATGGCTTTAAGGCGTTTTTCGTTATCATCCTTAAAACCTTTAAACATCGCTTTCTGTTCATCCAAAAGTTTTGTAATTTCTTCACTCATAATATTTAACCTCCAATTATGTTTTTAATATCATTGTTATGCGCTTTAAGTATACGTGCAATATCTTGCGGAGTATAACTTTTATGTTCGAGTTCCGGCCTATCCGAAAGTGAAAATATATTTTTTAAATCCTCGTTGTAGGACTCAATCAACCCTTTTACTTCAGTTACTTCTGTTCCGGGATTTACGACCATACTTTTTGGGCCTAGCGTTACCTCTCCCATACGCACTTCTAACAAGTGTCGTTGACTGCCTTTATAGTGTCGTCTTATGGCCTTGTACGCAAAAGACATCCCATCGATAACCCCCGCTTTCATAAGTTCCCGAACTTCCATTGCCCTCGGTATACCCTTTAAAAGAAAACCGTCAATATGTAGGCCTTTTTGATCCTCAGTAGCTACAACGCCGCCAAGCATGTCCTTCATGTCGTGCATGAATACGAGCGGAAACTTTCCTTTGTGGTGGTCAATTGTGCGCTTGAATGCTCCTTTGTGCATAACATCTTTAACCCGATCTTCAACATCAAAAATACTTGCATACCCTTTAAAGGAAAATTTAGTTTCTTGCTCTGTTAAAGATTTTAATTCAAAATCATTAACCATGTAATCCCATGTGGTATTAACACTCATTTTTTACGCTCCTTTTGCTACTCTAAAATCTAACGCACATCTACAACGTGGATGTCCTGGCGGCTGTCCATGTCCTGAAGGAAAATCTTTATCTAACGCAATAAAATCACTGTTTCCGTTACGTTCACATACCTTTTTATCTACTCGTTTATCCCCAACAGTCGACCAGTATTTTTCTATTGGAATACCTAACTCCTTCCCTAAACTTTTCTTTGCCTCAAGCTGTGCATAACTAATGGCCCTTGTCCGCTCTGTCCTGGCTATTGTTTGCGCTCTATAATTTAATTTTTGCTGCATTAATTTTGCAGCCTGTTTTTCTGTCATGTATTCAGATTGTTTTAAATACGCATTGTACTGTCTAGGATGTAAACCTATTGTACTTTTTAAATCTTTAATCATGGCCCCTTCAGAACCGTATATCCGTACTTTTTCTACTCCACGTACCGCCGTTTTATTAGCAAGTACCGCATGGAAAGTGTCCACTTCAACGTCAAGCAAAATTTCCGCCCACTTATCAGCATTAACCGCTAAAAAAGCAACATAAGCATCTTCTTCTTTTAATGCTTTTTTCTCTCCATACTTTTTTCTTTCAGGACCATTAGTATTTTCACGTAACCAAACTTTTCTGAAAACCTCTGAATGATTTTTAATATACCAGTCTTTATAATCCATCAAAAACGCATCTCTATGCGCTTCAGTCAAATTTCCCTTTAAAGGAAAACTGCGTTTATGCTTTGCCCATATATCTAACAGACTTTTTCTTGAACGCCTTTCAAAAAAAATAAAGTTACGTCTGTAATATGTAGCGTTTTTATTCAATTGGTTCCTCGAAAGTATAAGAAATATCTAATACCCAGCCCACAAGTGGGGAAGCGTTAATCTCATCAAATTTTATAATAAGATCTCCGACTGCTGGTAATATCGTACCGCCTGTTAAAGTGACCGTATAGGATTGGTCATTTTTCCAAGCCGCATCCTCATCTTTTATTAAAGTATAAAATGCCTCTGTTCCGCCGTCTGTTATATAACCAGAAGCTAACGCTCTTTCCGGGTTCCATTTTATTACATCACATCCAGCAACTTCTCTATACATAGGTGCGGATTCAAACATTTTAGCGGTGCCGTTTGTAGCATCGTTTTCAGAAATGTATCCTATGCCTACATTGTACTGCACTGGAGTAGCAGCAGTCGCAACTCCGCACAATTGTAGCGTTAAATCGTGTACTACTAAATAGCCGGTAGTTGTACCCTCATGAGGCCAAAAATCTTTTGAATCATCAGCGTCTATTATTATGTATCGTGTGTCTTCCTCTATAGCGAACGTAGCAACTGCAAAATATTTTTTTACTTTGTACGGAACCACAGCGTCTGCTTTATGCGCAGTCCCATTTATATTAATTATAGGTTTTACAATTTTTGAACCGTCCGTATCATCGGTTTCCGTAATAAAGGCGCCAGTATTCACAGCGGCCATTGAATCACTTACAAACGTACCTAAAAAAGTACCTGCTACAAGTAGTAAACAAATTAATCCGATTATTGCTACTATGTTATTTAATATATTTTCTTTAAACCTTTTCATTTTAAAACTCCTTTTTATTCTTTATCATCTTCAATATCATCTTCAATATCCTTTTCGTCTGCCTTTAAGGGAAAATTATTTTTATCATTGTCCGCTTCTTGCAAACTCAAATCCTCTGTTCCATCCTCAATTGATATTTGTCCTAACGGCATAACAGAACCCGCTATTGTATATTCATCCATCATGGGATTTTTTGTATCACGCTCCATACCTTTCTGTGTTCGGGCTTCATTCCTGTTAATAATACCACGATCAACTTCGCCCTGTAACCTCGTGCTTAAAGCGTCCTGATCTGGCCTTAGAGCGTCTACATTTTCTTTACGTAATCCAAAAATCTCGTTATCTTGCAGCCTTAACATTTTCCAGCCTGTTAAGCTATCCATTATATAATCCCCAAGCGGTATAATTGCTTGGGTAAAAAGTGCCTTGTTAGCTTCTTTCATGTTTTTATAAACAGACTTTCCGCCTACTAATTCACTAGGCACGTTAAACGCAAAAGATATGCGCTCGTCTGCTTTATCCAAACTATTGATTAACGCAAGGTCAACAGGACTGGCCCCGAACTCTGAAAGCGTCATTGCTTCTTTAAAAACTAAAGGCTCTCCAATTTGTAAATTTTTATGCGCTTTTAATATTGCTTGTTTTTGCGGCTCATCAATAGAAACTTCAGAATTTTCTGGGGAAATCCAATAAGGCGATCGGCCCCCATTAGTAAGTAATTGTAGGTTGAATTTTAACGCTTCGGCATTAATGTCAATCTCTCTAGCAATTGCCTTTAAGGGAGACATGGGTTTCATGGGGTCTCTAGGATTCGGGAACCATAAATATAAAACTTCTTCTTTGCTTAGTCTTTTTGGAATATTATTGTGAGTCCATGTGTAACTGTCAATCTCCATGAAAGAGTTAGATTCGTTAATTATAACTTCTTGTACTGGTAACAGGTCCAGACTTAAAATTCTTTCCGGGTCAAACTTATCCGGTATCGCTCTAATAAAAGCATGGCCCCCACAAAGCATGTATAATGCTAAATTTTCAAAAAATGCAGTCCTACATAACAGGCTATTAGGTTTTTTTAACATCACAGTTTTAGGATGTGTCGGTAAAAATTCTTGTCCTTCTTCTGTCTCCTGATATATACCTGATGGAATAGGAGCAAAGTTTTTTACAATTAAATTAATGCAGCGGTAAACAGTAGCGCAATTTTCATAGCCATCTTTAGCCAGTTCGGTATAACTATTTTTAGAGTAACTAGCGTCTGAATATTCGTATGAATCCCCCTTTAAAATGTTGTTCACTTCAATAGTTTTCTTTTCCCATAAAGGCAATGTCAAAATTTCTTTAACTCTTGAATATATACTCATGTTTAAATAACTCCGCCGTCTGATCTAGCACAGTATCGTAGTACCTGTGTAAACGTGTCTACTTGATCATCATATGGGCCGTTTGGAAACTCTTCAATCTCCATCATGAACTTAGACAACCATGCAGCACGTTTGGGAAGTCTAACCCGTCCGGCTTCGCACTGACCGGATACCGCCGCCGCCCTGGATTCTTTAGAGTTTTTTGGATTAATAGCAAGTACTGAAATGTTGGTCTCTTTTTTAAGCGTGTTAATAATATCATGTCCGCTTGCTTTCTTTTCAATAATATTAATTGATGGCTGCCATCTATCATTAAGTGCGATAACTTCTTTTTTAAGTCTGGGAAACGTCCAACGTCCGCGCTTGACTTCTAATAAATCCCGGCTTGTTTCAGTCTCTCCAATAACACAGCCCACACTATAATCATTCTGCTGCTTTGCTTCAAATGCGGTGTCCCAGGATACAACTATTCTTTTAAAGGCTGGCATGTCTGGATTGTCTGGTATGGGTTCATAGTTATAATCCGGGAACCAATTCAAATCAAAATAGATACCGTCATCAATTTTAGGCGTTCCTTGATATAAACAATTGAACGATCTAGGCCCAATCTCCGCACGTTGCTCTTCTAGCCATTCTTTAGTGAAGTATCCTGGCCATAAAGCTTCGTCTGGTTTGCGCTTGTCAAACTGGGAAGGCTCTGTATCCATTAGAGCGGGAAGCCTTAACACTAACCAGTCTTCTTCTGGAAACTCTCGTAAACGCCATCCTACTAAATCGTCAAAATGCCAACGAGTCATGATTATAATAATCGCTCCATCCGGCGTTAGTCTAGTCTTAACAACCTCGCTATAAAAATCTTTTACGGTCTCACGGTAAACAGCACTGTCAGCCATTTTTCTATTTTTGTAAGGATCATCAATTAGAAATACGTTTGCTCCCCTGCCCGTTGCTCCACCCTCAACACCACACGAAAAATACTCTGCTCCATTTGACAGTCCCCAATCATTTGCGGCCTGTCCTACTGTCCTACTGAATTTTACACCGGGAAAAATAAGTTCTTGCTCCGGTTCGTATATCAAGTTACGTGCTTTCTTTCCGAATCCTCTGGCAAGTGAAGCAGCATAAGAGGACGCTATGATTTTTCTTCTTTCGCCCTGTGATAAATACCATGAAGGAAAACCAATACTGCATAATTCAGATTTTCCGTTTTGTGGCGGTAGGGTAATAATTACTTTTTTATGTTTACCGTCGGCAACTTGTTTTAGGATGTCTCCTATCAACCAATGGAACCATGCTGGTTTGTAGTATTGAAATGTAGCACAGCGATAGCTTGTAGGATGTCTCCTGGCTAATTCAGCTATCGCTTGGTTTCTACTAGCTACCATTTACTTTCCTGTTTATATCATTACATTGTTTTGCGAATTTACGTAAAAAAACTAATCTAATTACACTGGATTTCTTATACTCTTTTTTACTACCCATTTAACAACCCCGCCTTTAAGGAAAAATTAATTATGGGTACGTTATGCCCGTTTAAGGTAGATTTTTTATTGTGATTCGTGCTTAAAATACCCATAATTAATTTTTCTTTTTAGCTTCGGGTTTAATTACTATCTCTTTTGGTTTATCGATCATGGCTTGTACTTGGTTATCTGTAAAAGAATTTAATAACTTGACCGGGTTAACCTGTTCTTCTTTGGTCTCTAAGAAATGTGTATCTTCAAGTATTTTGGTAGCAACCTGGATTGAATGCTTAGGATATAATTTCATAAATTTAGGTTCAAGTGCGGAATCAAAAACATTCAAACTTTTCATCATAAGGGAAGTTTTAATATTTTCTAGTTTATACTCCTGATCTAAAGTTAGTTGATGTACACGGCCCTTAAATTTCTCCGATCGTTTTTTATTCATATGCGGAGGTTTACCGCTCATTAATCTAGTAAAAAGGGTCACACTAATTTTTGGGTTTGCCATTTGAGCAGCTAGACGACTGTTACGATACAAAACAAGCATATGTGCAGCGTGTTCATCTATCTTAATTTCTAGCGGATTGATAACAGGTTTAAATTTGCAGCACGTGTCAATAACTGATGTTCTTTTAACGTCCATAATACTAAATTAATTTAACCTCCTTATTTTTAATAATTAACTTTATTTACGCATTCAAATACTTAAATATAGTATAGCATACGTGGGGATGGATTAAAAATAGAAAAGTATATACGTGCTTGTGTACGCAAGCAAGGTAAGGTAAGAAGGTTATAAAGTAGACAAAGCAAAACCCCCGGAGAACTTTAATCCCCAGGGGCCTGCCGACAAACAAACAACAACGGTGAACCAGTAATATTAATATAGCATGGTTTGTGCTGTGGTGTCAAGGTTTATATTAATTTAGGAC